TCATACTTGCTGCCAGCATGGATGGTGGGCCGTGATCCAAAGCTCAAGATCATTCAAGCAACACACACGGCAGAACTTGCAATAAGATTTGGTCGTAAAGCAAAGAACCTAATCGATCGAGAAGATTACAGTAAAATTTTTAAAACAAGATTACAAGAAGATAGTAAAGCAGCAGGACGTTGGGAAACCGAACAAGGTGGTGAATACTTCGCAGCTGGTGTGGGTGGTGCAATCACTGGACGTGGTGCAGATTTATTAATCATTGACGACCCGCATTCTGAACAAGACGCGTTATCTCCCACAGCATTAGAATCAGCTTACGAGTGGTATACATCAGGTCCAAGACAACGTTTACAACCAGGCGGCAAGATCGTTCTAGTCATGACTAGATGGTCTACAAAAGATCTGACAGGTATGTTGGTTAAGAACCAGAAAGAACCAAAGGCTGATCAGTGGCACGTGGTCGAGTTTCCAGCAATCATGGAACACGGATCACGGAACGCTAAACCTGTGTGGCCTGAGTATTGGAAGTTAGAAGAATTAGAAAAGGTTCAAGCAACACTGCCCACGGGCAAATGGAATGCACAATGGATGCAGAATCCTACAGCTGAAGAAGGTGCAATACTAAAACGTGAGTGGTGGATGAAATATACCGGTGAAGAGATCCCACAGTTACAACACGTTATACAGTCTTACGATACCGCATTTTTAAAAAAAGAAACAGCAGACTACTCAGCTATCACTACTTGGGGTATATTTTATCCAAATGAAGATAGTCCAGCCTGTTTAATATTGTTAGATGCGGTCAAAGGCAGGTACGAGTTTCCAGAATTAAGGAGATTAGCTCTCGAACAATACGACTATTGGAAACCTGAGACGGTTATCATCGAGGCCAAGGCATCTGGTCTGCCACTGACATACGAGCTGAGACAGATGGATATACCGGTGGTAAACTTCAGTCCATCAAAAGGAAACGACAAGCATGCCCGTGTAAATGCTGTTGCACCTCTGTTCGAATCTGGTATGATATATGCGCCTGAGCAGAAATTTGCAGACGACGTTATCGAGGAGTGTGCGGCTTTCCCTTACGGCGATCATGACGATCTGGTCGATAGTACGACACAGGCGATCATGCGATTCAGACAGGGAGGTCTGATCGGACACCCTGAAGACTACATCGACGAAAAGGTCGAGCAACGTAAAAGGAATTATTATTAATGAGCCCATTTTTAAGATTTTTAGCTGCAGCCAGATCTCTTGCAAATCAAGGTATGTCTAAAGAAGCTATCGAACAGTTTGCAAAAAATGAATTTGGTAAAATAAACACCCTGATGCAAAAACAAATAAATAATATTTTTAAACCAAGTAAACCTATAAAACCAAAAGATCCTGACTTTGATGATACAGTTAAAAAATTACCTTACGATGATCAGGGCAAACCTTTTAATCCAAAAGATCCTTTAAAAGATTATTCTAAAAAAGCAGAAGGCGGTATTATGCGTGTTGGTTTAAAAGATGGAGTTTTAAAACGAGGACTCAAAGCAATAACTGGCACAGACACATATAAAACTTTAGAAGATAGAGGTTTTAACGCAGCTGTTCTTATGAGTGAAGGTTTTGATCAAATATATAACTTACTATCTGGTGTTCCTGGTTTAGCAGAAGGTGGACGTATTGGTTACAAGGATGGACCAGATCAACCTGGTAGAAGAAAGTTTATGAAAATGGCTGCAGGTATTGCATCACTAATTCCTGGACTAAGCATGATTGGTAAAGGAGCTAAAGTTGCAGCACCTGTTGTTGCAAAAGCAACTGAACTTACAGGACCAGCATTAGCTAAGATTGTAGAGACAGTCATGTCAGCAGGTAAATTTATATCTTTGAAAGGCAGAAAAGTAAAAGAGATGGTCACTAAAAAGAAATTAGGAAAAGTAGAAGTTGAAGAAGATATTGCAGATGGCAGTTACATAATTAAAAAAGATGGTAAAGAAATTTATTATAAACCTGGAAGAATGGATGAGACTGGCGGCATTGAAGACGACATCATAGAAGTTATTGAAGACAGAGTTAAAAAAGCAGGTGGCGGTATCGGTTACATGTTAGGGGAATAATGAAGTTCGGTCCTAAAGAAACAAAAGAATTAAACGAGTATTTACGAACTGGTAGAAATTTAACCAGAGAGTTTATGCCTGATGCAACTGTTGCTCAAGAAAGAATAGATTTTTCTTTAGGAGGGGCTGCCATTAACTTAATGAAAACTCAAGTGGCAAATCTTGCAAAAAAATTAGACAGACTTCCAACTCAAAATGAAATTGTAAAAGCTACAGGTAAAGCTGCTAAAACAATAAAATCTTATTTTAAAGAAGGTGTAGATTATTTAAAACCCATGAGCAAAAAAGAATCTGCAAAATTAGGAGGTAAAAAACCCACGGGTATCACAACAGTAACAGACGACCTTGCAGAAGATGTTAAAAATTTAAAAGCTACTCATATATCTCCATCATTAGATACTTCAAAAGCAGGAAGTAAATTTTTTAGAGTTAAGTTTACAGGACCAATTAAAAATGATTTTAAAGATATTTTTTTACCTGCAACAAAAGAAAATTTAAATCTAATCAAATCAAAAATTAATAATATAACAAAAAGTGCAGCTTACAAAGACAAAGCCAAAGTATTTAAAGGTCCAGTAGAGCAAAGAATGATAAAAAGAAGTAAGGAGGCTATGTATAGAAAACAAGATCCGTATGGAATATACAAAGCTTTGCAAAAATATAAAACACAAAAATTTCCAGGAACAATGTCTAAAGATATTGTTATTCAACATGGGGATGCAAAATTTACAACACAAACTTTGAGTAGAATGGGTTTAATACCCAGTAAAGTAAATGTATCACCGGCAGTTGAAAGAATAGAAAGATTACGTAACAAAGCTTTGAGAGATGCTATGGTTAAGTTAAACAATCCAATTCGAAGTAAAGCTGATAAACAGTCTATAATTGATCAACTTAATTCTACTTACACGGGTTTAAAAAATCAATTAAAAGGAACTGACGGACAGGGTTTAGTTAATTTTCAAACATTAAAATTAGATGATGCGGGTAACGTTGTTAAATTAAAAGACGTTGGATTTAACCCTAAAAAAGGTTTTGCTTATGGAGATGAGTTAGGTGAATTAGATTTTGCTAATATAACAAAAGAGCAAGCAGATAAAATTATAAATTTAGGAAAGAGGAAAATAGATCTAGATCTATTAAAAAGACAAACAGGTTTAATAACAGCAGATAAATTAAAAAATCCTTTAGGATTAGATTTAAATTTTTATGGTGGGGGACGTGTTCTTTTTAACTCAGGTGGTATAAAATCAGGCCCACCACCAGAAAGAGGCCCACTACCTCAAGGGTTGCCAGGTCTGTTAAAACGTGTTAGAAACTTATAGGAGTATTAAATGGCAGAAATAGAAAAAGGACTCCCGAACACTAGAACTAAAATTGATATCCCTTCAGAAGAAGAGATAGCAGAACAAGTAGATGTTCAGGAACAAGAACCCGAAAAAGGACCGATAGAAGTTATACCAGAAGAAGATGGTGGTGTAACATTAGACTTTGAACCAGGATCAATCAATGTACCTGGAACTGAATCACACTTTGACAACTTAGCAGATCTTTTACCAGACGATGTGTTAGAGCCAATCGGAAACGAGATGACTCAAAACTACATGGACTACAAAGCATCAAGAAAAGAGTGGGAACAATCTTACATACAAGGTTTAGATCTTTTAGGATTTAAATACGAAAATAGAACAGAACCGTTTCAAGGAGCATCGGGTGCAACACACCCTGTTATGGCAGAAGCTGTTACACAGTTTCAAGCACAAGCTTACAAAGAACTATTACCAAGTGACGGACCAGTGAGAACACAAATTATTGGTACAAAAAACGCTGCAACAGAGCAACAAGCGACACGTGTTAAAGATTTTATGAATTATTTAATTATGGATGAAATGAAAGAATATGAAGCAGAGTTTGACTCTATGTTATTTCATTTACCATTAGCTGGTTCCACATTTAAAAAAGTTTATTATGATGTACCACTTGGCAGAGCAGTCTCCAAGTTTGTGCCAGCGGATGAATTAATCGTTCCGTATACAGCTACCTCATTAGATGATGCGGAAGCGATTATTCATACAATTAAAATTTCTGAAAACGAATTAAGAAAACAACAAGTATCTGGTTTTTACAGAGATATAGAGTTAGGGCCACCAGGCACAGATACAAATGACGAACTTGCAAAAAAAGAACGTGATCTTGAAGGTAGTAAAAAAACTGGAAAGAATGAACCAGTTTATACTTTGTTAGAGTGTCATGTTAATTTAGACTTAGAAGGTTTCGAAGAAGTCGGTGCAGATGGAGAACCGACTGGAATAAAATTACCTTACATCGTAACTGTTGAGGAAGGTAATAGGAAAGTTCTTTCTATTAGAAGGAACTATGCGCCCAATGATCTAAAGAAAAATAAGATCCAATATTTTGTCCACTTTAAATTTCTGCCAGGACTAGGATTTTATGGCTTTGGACTCATTCACAT